GCAATTAAAACTTATGTTGATAATCAAGTTACAGCACAAGATTTAGATATAAGTGCTGATACAGGTAGTGCTTCAATTGATTTAGATAGTGAGTCATTATCATTTGTTGGTGGAACTGGTATTAATACAACAACTGATAACTTAACTAAAGAATTAACAATAGATATAGACAGTACTGTTGCTACGTTAACAGGAAATCAAACTTTACAAAACAAAGTAATTGATAGTGCAAACAACACTTTAACATTAGATTTATCTGAAGGTACTTTAACAGGTACTATTGCTGAATTTAATAGTGCATTGTCTGATGGTTCTTTTGCTACATTAGCAGGAACAGAAACACTATCAAATAAAACACTTACAGCACCTAAATTTGCTGACGCTGGTTATCTTGCTGACGCAAATGGTAACGAGTTAATTCTATTAAGAACAACTGCAAGTGCTGTTAATGAATTACAAGTTAGTAACGCAGCTACTGGTGATGGTGTAGAGATTGCTACAACAGGTAGTGATACTAACATTGACCTGGTATTAAATCCAAAAGGTTCTGGTTCAGTTGATGTTAACAACAGTAGAATTACAAACGTTAGTGATCCATCTTCAGACCAAGACGCTGCTACAAAAGCATACGTTGATAGTGTTGCAAATGGTTTAGATGTAAAAGATAGTGTTAGAGTTGCTACAACTTCTACAGTTTCTGGTACTTATGATAACGGTGCAGGAACAATTACTGCTGGTTCAAATGGTGCTATTGCAATTGACGGTGTTACTTTAAGTCAAGGTGATAGAGTATTATTAAAAGATCAAACTGACAACACACAAAACGGTATCTATACAGTTACTACAACAGGTGATGGTTCAAGTGCATACGTATTAACAAGAAGTCCAGATGCTGATACAGCTTCAGAATTAACTGGTGGTACTTTCTTCTTTGCTGAACAAGGTTCTACAAATGCTGACAATGGTTATGTTGCTACACATAACGGCACACCAACATTTGGTACTACAAATATTACATTTTCTCAATTCTCTGGTGCTGGTCAAATTAGTGCTGGTGATGGTTTAACAAAAACTGGTAATCAAATAGATGTTGCTGTTGACGACAGTACGATTGAAATATCATCTGACGCATTACAGATTAAATCAACTTATGCTGGTCAAACATCAATTACAACATTAGGAACTATTAGTCAAGGTACTTGGAATGCTGATGTTATTGGTGAAGTATATGGTGGTACTGGACAGAGTTCATATACTACTGGTGATATTTTATACGCTAGTGGTTCAAACACACTTGATAAGTTAACACTTGGTGCAAGTGGTAAAATTTTACAATCAGACGGTAGTAATATTACGTACGGCGATTTAGACGGCGGAACTTACTAATCGTCATTAAGTAGGAAATATATTAATGGCGACAGTTATTAAACTTAAAAGAGGTACGGGCACTCCAACTATAAGTGATCTTGTAAGTGGAGAGGTTGCGATTGATACTTCAAATCAAAAGTTTTTTATCAATGACGCTGGTGTTATAAAAGAAATAGGTGGTGCGGCTGCTGCTGGTAATGGTGCATTAGTTGATTTAACTGATACAAATTTCACAACTCAACTACCTAGTCAAATTTTAAATTATAATGGTAGTGAATGGAAAAATGATTTTCAACATAATGTTGGCAAAAGAGTGCCATTTACAAAAACAGATGGAACTGAAACTACTCTTGCTCTTGTAAATAATAAAGATATGACTACAGTTAATGGATTTTTGGACCACGTTGTTGTACAATCATATTATTTACCATTCACAACTGCAAATGGAACATCAATACAAACAATTAGACCAGGCCATATGCCAACAATGGAAGGAATATAAAGTAAATGAGTGCTAAAACTCCAATACGAGCAACGTTTAATGGATCTGAAGTATCAGGTCTTGCCGAATATCAATCAGGTGAATTTATTGATCTATCGCACGGAGGTCTTGGTGCCTCTTTATCTATTGGTACTACAGGTCAGGTTATAAAAGTCAACTCTGCTGGTACAGCTTTAGAATTTGGTAACGTTGAGGCTATTGTAAATATTGATAATGCTACTGATCTAACAAGTTCAACACTTGCGGCTAGTGATCAAATTTTATTATCAGATGGTGGAACTGAAGGTAGAGTTACATTATCACAATTAGATACTTTATTTTCTGGCACTACACAAACTTTAACAAACAAAACTTTAACTGATCCTATTATTTCAAATACAATTATATTTGAAGGTTCTACAGATGATGACTATGAAACAACTTTAGAAGTTACAGATCCAACTGCCGATAGAACAATTACTTTTCAAAATGCTAGTGGTACAGTTGCTTTCTTATCAGATGTATCTGGTGGTGGTTCACCTGGTGCATTTACAACATTAACAATTGATAACAACATTGTTTTTGAAGGTGCAACAGCTGACGCAAACGAATTAACTTTATCTGTTACTGATCCAACAGCAGATAGAACAGTTAATATACCTGACGCTTCAGGCACAATTGTATTAAAAGATACAACAGATACATTAACTAATAAATCAATTAGTTTAACAAATAACACATTAACA